TTCTGAGCAGCCTCCGTACTGCGATATAAGCACGGTATCATAGCCAAGCTCCGCAAAGCGTTTAGCCGCACCCTGCAATGTTGCCCTTGTGGACGTTGTGCGCAGTGCCATACGCACATAATCGGCAATATTAACTCGCCTGCCATCTGCGTATACAATGCAGTTTATGCCTTTGTCGAGAAAGTCCCTTGTTGCAAGGTCGATTGCTTCATTAAGTGTAATTGAGCCTGTGCCCATCATAAGCTGTACCTTGTTCAGCGTTGTGCGGTAAACATCGTCCATATTACGCACAGCGGCAGTAAGGGCGGTCTTTTCAAGCGTTGTTACGTCTTCCATCAGCTTATCCATCTTCGGCTTGTTAACACCGAAAAAGTGATCATCCGGTATAGCTGTCGGCGCTTCGGGCGGCTGAGGCTGTGCCGGAACATCGGGAACATTGACGCCGCTTTCCGAAACATCAATGACCGACTGCTCCGCTGTATGCTCTCCCTCGTGAAACTGATCCGTCATAAGCTGTCGGGTTTCATCGTCAATAACATCTACATATTCGTCCGCTATCTGAGCGTTCTCCTTGCGGAAATTGTCAATGTTATTGAGCTTTTCAGCCTGCCACGCTGACCATTCAAAGCCTTCTTTTTCTTCTTCGGCTTTGTGCCGTGAAAGATTGCGTTTCAGCGAAGCAATGAGCCTTAGCTCTATCTCTTCAAATATCTTTGCAATATCTCTGAAACTAAGCAAGCTCATCACCTACCGCAGATGTCGCACCATCGGCAAGCCCCTTTTCCTGCATTATACGCTTGACTTCACCGGCTTTCCATTTGTCCTCTTTAGAACTGCCCCACAGCTCCTCGACCTGCGTTTCGACCGACATAATGCCGTAGGTACTTGCCTTGCCGACCGTTTCAACACGGCTGTCAAAGTCGGGTGCGCCGTACTCACCGAAATCAACGCTTACCTCATATTCTTCGGGGGCTTTGCCCTGCATATTGTCGTATGTCTTTAATACAGCCGACACAAGCTCAGGCAGAGCCTTTTCAAGCGCTGTCGTTATTGTGTTCCGGGTGTTGCCCGTAACGTCCTTCTTCTCTCGCTGAGCGTCCGCACTTGACATCTTGCCGACATCAATACCGAGTGTCGCAGGCGATACAAGTCCTTGCAGGCACATCAGCAGGCAGTTTGTATACGATGATACAAATGCGTCATACTTGATGTCGGGCTGTACGACCTGTATCTGAGAAGAGCGCTCGTCACCAAGAGATGAAGCTATCTCTATAAACTCATTGCCGAAACTGTTTACTCGTTGTAAGGCCCCGTTTTCAGGACTTCGAGGAATTTTATCGGAAGGAATATACTTTGTAACTCTGCCGGCTCTTATGGCGTCCCACCACTGCGAAATAACCTCGTCCAGAGCGTCGAAGCAGTCGGATTTACCGCCGTCGAATATGCTCTTACCCCTGTTCGGATATTTTTTTGATGCGTAAAATTTCAGCGGTACAGCCATTATGTAATCGCCATCGAATATCGTTCTTGTTTCAATGCCTGAAAGGCAAGGAACGCTGTCAAGGCGTACCTCATGACCGCTGTTATCATAAAGTCTGCTTTCAATGTACCCCTTTCCATAACATTCCTCAAGATGGTACAATCTATCGCCTTCCTTATGCTCAGAACGGAAAACAACCTCTTTAAGTACGCCTCTTATATATCGATATTCAACCTTATCTGCACTCCAGAATTCAACTATAGGAACGTCAGAAACAGAATTTTCGGTCATATCGACTGAAATCTTAAATGCCCCATCGCCGCTTACTAAAGTGTCTACTACAGCTTTTCCAACAAGTTCGTTAAAATCAACGGCTTTTGATACGCTCTCAAAGATCGAGTTTTCTTTTTCACCGGTTACTTTGATTTTATCCATATCCGAATACACGATATACGCCAAAGTATCGGCAATTATCGCAGGCAAGCCGCTGTGTATTTTTCGTATATTATTCTTGTTTGGAACACTCGCCCAAAAACTACCGCTTCCGTCACCTATCTGGTGGAAAAACTGTCTAAGTTCCGTTGCGTCACCTCTGTACCAGAGCTGAGAACGAAGCACTTCAATCTCTCTCGGCAAAAGCTCCTGCAGCACAACAGATTGATTTACGGCAGGAACTATATTAAGCCAATTCTGTATCATGCTTTTAAACCTTTCTCCTATCTTCACGTCATCCTCCTAATTTATACATAGTTTCGGCAACACCGGTTGTTGCGTCAGGCGCATCGTCGTGTGCGTTTTTGCCTTCACGCTGATATTTAATCATAGCCGCATAATACTCGGGAAACTTATCTCTCCAATTTACCGGGAAAATAATATGATTTTGTACCCATGAAGAGTTTGAAATTATACGTGCCTTCTTGTTTTTCGACTGATGAAACCACTGAAAAATAGTTGTATAATTACCAAGCTCATCGGCTGATATGCGTCTGACGTTCCGTGCAAATCCCGAACCGCCGTTATTTGATTCTATAAGAGCATTATTTACAGCAAATTCTTTATGTCGCCTTGCTGTTTCTTTCTCTGTGATCTCCATATTTGCTTTAGAAAAATAAACATCAAGTACATACGCTTCACGCATATACACGCCCCAGATAATGCTACACAAGAAGTCATCTCCTTCGTCCGCAGTATCTGTATAACTGTAAATACCTTCAAACAAACTGTTCCCATTGCTGTCTTTCGGCAACTCTGTATAGGTCTTGAACGAATCATACAGTCTGCCTTTTAAATCAATTGGCTCTTGCTGATAGTTAGCACTTGCAATATCAACTCCCATCGCTTTTGTCTTCGCCAGATATGAACCATAGGATAATATTTCAGGGCAGAGCATAGTGTGCTTTTCTTTATCAATAAGTGCTTTCATTGTAATGTGCCTTACGTTTACACCTTGTTGAGTATAATGCGCAATGGCTCTGCCTGCGAGATCGTCGGAAGCCCAGCGTGTCATAATGATTATTATTTTGCCGTTTTCTTCCAAACGAGACAGCATCGTGTTTGTAAACCACTCCCAGTGCTTCTCTTTTATGCTCTCATTGTTAGCTTCTTCTGCATTTTTGATTAGATCGTCAATAATCATAAGCGAACAGCCGAAACCTGTCGCTGTACCTGTCGGAGAAGTAGCAAGATAATTATTATATCCGCCCTCTAAACTCCACAGGTTCATTGCGCCGTCTCCTCGTTTAATCTTAGTATCCGGGAAAACATCAGAATACACCGGAATATTCACATCTGCTTTTTCGGCGGATATGCAGTTTCTGACATTCTTTGAAAACATAGTTGACAGTGTTTCATTGTACGAGCCCGTCATAATCTTCTGGTTTTTATCCCTGCCGAGAACCCACTCAACAAAGCAACCAGCTGTTCTCGACTTTCCGTGACGAGGCGGCAAATTTACTATCATAACCGGTTCATCTGAGTTCATAAACTCCTGAAAGCCATTACAGAGTTCTACTAAAAATGATCTATCAGACTTATAGAAATCCGGTGCTTTTAATTGGCAATAAAAAAAGAACTCACGCTTAGCAAGTTCTATTTTAGCACCAAGTTTTGCAAGATCTTTACTAATCATCAGTTATCAACTTCTTCAGCTCTTCTGTTGATAATTTTGAAAACGGGTTATTGACATCGGCATTTATATTTCCTTGAACTTTTGTCACATACTCACCCGTCATCTTATTCAGCGTGTCTATAGCTCTGATACGGTCCGACAGCTCGTTCTGTTTATTCTTAGCTATATCGGAAAGTATCGCCTGCCGTTCTCTTGCCGTCATTATTCGGGCAGTCTGGGCGTCTTCGGTGAGCTGTTTTATGTATTCCGTAATTGTAGTATTTTGTAGTAATTTTGAAGCATTAGTATTTGCATACTTTTTGCTGTATCCTGCCTGTATCGCACTCTGGGCGGCATTACCGCACTGAGCGTAGTATTCGGCGAATTTCTTCTGTCTTTCGGTCACGGTAACACCGTCCTTTCTTTTGGGTATAAGAATACCCGACACCGTTGTGCCGGGCTTCAGGAGGAAAACTTATTATTGTAGTTTTCCCATTCTAATTTTAGCACACTTGATTTCGGACATCAATAGGACAACGGCGGACATTGGCGGACATTAACGGACATCAGCGGACAATTCTTTGAAATATCTGTCTAATGCCTTGCGTAATGATTCTCCGCTCGTTTCATCACACATACCTGCAACCTCGTCCCATGTAAACGTCTTAGATCCACAGCCTATGCAATACAGCTTCAGCGCCTTGTGAAATCTTCTGACCGGTATTGCGTCTATAAAAGCACATATTTTCTCGTTTTCGGCTTCTATACGGCTTTTCTCATTAAGAAGCGATACAGTACCAAGCCCGTGTATATAACCTTCGTCTTTTTTTGTCACAAGCTGATATGCCGGCGGTCCCGCTGAACCCTGAGTACTTATCAGCACTTTTTTCTTGCCGAGTTGCCTGTCTATACATTCAAGCAGCTCACAATTTGCACGGTATTTTTCTAAATCTGATAATGTCATTCCGTTTCCTCCTCTTTCTGAACTGCCTCATCGCAAAAATCTTTTGCAGGACAGTCTTTGCACTCTTCTGCTATTGGATGTCTACAGTAAAATCCGCATTCTTTCACCAATGCAATTCTGTCTTTCGGATCTGACCAGTCCATTTCTGTTTTTCCCTCAGCGTAATACTTGTCCATTTCAGGTGCTCGGCTGACTTCAATATCACAGAAATTTGCGTCCTCACAGCTGCTTGTGCATAATGCGAGCGCTTTTGCTTTACCTCGTGTTTCGGCGAAAACAACTGCAGAAGCTGTTTCATATTTTTCGTTTACAATCCAGGCTTTCATGTTTCCTCCTTAGGCGCTTCTGGAAGCGGCATCCAATGAGTAACCCGTGCACGTCCTCTATGGATAAAATGATCGATAGACCAATATCCTTTATCGATGTTTCGTATTCCTTTTTGTGACACAGTGCATACTAACACCTCTTCCTGATCCGGCGGAAGCTTGTCCTCCCACTTTATCCACTTTGGTATTACTTGCCCACAAAACAAGCAGGTTTCAGTTGCGGGTTTGCGTTTACTACTCGTTACCTGCTTACTTATCGGCGGTTTAGGAAACGGCATCCAAGCAATGACGACTTCACGACCGTTAAATCTTCCATCTTTGCAAAACCCTTTTTTCTGCTTAAATTTTTCGGCCGTTTCAATAGCATATAAGTCTTGCTCTACACTGATTCTGCCTGTTTTTGTGTCAAGGATGGCGATGTGATTCCACGACTGTTTTTCAGGAAGTCTATCTTCCACGCTTATCCATTCACTCATATTTTTCCTCCTTCAATTATTTCTTTCTTGATCATAGCAAGATATGTATCGACAATTCCTTCCCATTCCGCAGACGTTTTGTCGATTTCTGCTTCTTTTGCAAATTCTTCAACTATCGGCTTTATGCAGTTCAGAAAAATATAAAACCGTACTACGCTTCCGAGTTTTATATTTTCTTGTATCTGCGCATCTAAAGATCCTTTCGGAAGCGTTATCAGCATATTTACTTCGTTTTCGGTCAAAAACTGATCAATAATTTTACCAAGCGTTTCGATGTTCAGCTTATCAAACTTTTCCATCCTCTATACCTCCATAATCCGTATACCTGCGATCTCTTCGCCGCATATTTCGCAGTAATGTTTAATCATTTAAATTTCTCCTTTCAAATCCTTCCTCGCCGGTCATCAGCTCGATACACCTCAGTGCAAGCATCAGCTTGACATCGTGATTTCTTGTGCTGTTGATCTCACATCTCAGCTCGTCCGACCTTCGTATATTCTCCTGGTATCCGACCTCTGCCTCGTGATTTTTCCGTGTTTTGTCTGCGTCCTTGCGATAATCACAAAGATATGCGTCCTTACGCTCTTTGCAAAGTCCCTTCGGAAGCTGACCACTGCGGTAGATACTGCCGAGCTGTGACAGCTTATCGAAGTATTTATACTCGGCAGGCGGAAAGTCGGTATAATCAAGCGTGTTTTCGTATGCCATATGCTCCAGCTTTTCAAATGTTGCCGGATCATTGAAATTTATCTTCTTCATAATCATTCGGTGTAAGGTGGTGAAGGGTTTTGCCCGTTTTCCAACACCTTTTATATATATTTATTTTTTTCATTTTCCGTATGAAAGGTTAGAAAAACCCTTAAACCCTTCACCACCCTTCACCCTCCTTTCAGCTTATAGCTATTCCGATGTAACAATTACCGTTTTTTGCTCGCACCTTAGGATACTTTTTCGACAATTCAACACCAAACTTCGTATTTGACATCTTATACTCGTTATTGTCATCGCACCACTGCGCATACGCCGCATAAAGCACGTTAGCCTGCGCATAGCAGTCCTTGCCCTCTGTGCACCTGTCCTCGACAAAAGCGGAGATAACATCCATCTCTCTGCGGTACTCCTTGACCATAGCGACTACCGCCTTCGGCATATGCAGTCCCTCAGCCTGATACAGTACGCACCCCTCTACTGCCCAGCGGAAGATAGCGGGCAGCTCACGGCACAGCTTATATTTAAGACGTGGGTCTTTCTTTTCTTCGGGTATCTGTACAGTGAACGGTATCATATGCACTCTGCGCCAGATACCTGTGTCTGTGCCTCTGATTATCGGCTTATGATTAGTCGCCATCCACAGCTTGAATTCGGGCTTGAACTCAAACTCATCGCCGTACAGCTTGCGGGCAGTAACTATATCATCGCCTGTAAGCTGCTTCAGCAGACCCTCGTTGATACGCACGCCCTCGTTAGGCTCTACAGACGTAACAAACCTTGCGCCTTTAAGACGTGCTATATCGCTGTTTATGGCACTGCTCTGATTACTGCGTACCATTATTGTTTCCGGCTGGATATTGCTTGCGTAGTCGCCCATAATTGCACGGATAATATCAAGAAACGTTGATTTTCCGTTTCTGCCCGTGCCAAACAGGAAGAATACGCATTGCTCCGCCGTTGAGCCTGTCAGCGAATAGCCGACCGCCTTCTGAACATATCGTATAAGGTCCTTGTCGCCGCCGAATATCTCGTCAAGAAATTTCAGCCACTGCGGACAGTCGGCGTTGCTCGTGTACTCCGCCGACGTGATACGGGTAAAATATGCTTCCGGCTTATGCTCACTCAGCGTACCGCTTTTCAGGTCAAGAACACCGCTCGGAGTATTAAGCACCATCTTGTACTTATCCATCTGTGCCGGCACTATCGGGACGTGGTGCTGTGCTTCCTTCAGCATTGCAGATTTCGACTTGTTGCTTCGGCTTGATTTCAGGTGTTTTTCAAAGCTCTTTGCCATATCTCCGCCGTCCTCAGCGTCCATCTGCTCATATGCCTTAGCCTCTGCCTTCATCGCAAGTACAGCCTTATCGGCTATGCGCTCTATTGTTCCGCTGTTGTCGTAGCACCACTTCCTGCCGTCATAATACAGCCAGCGCTTGTCTGTATAACTGTAGCGGATCTCACTGCCGAATAAGTCTATAAGCCGTTCTGCGTTCCCTGTATCGTCAAATGTGTACAGCTTTACAGGCTCGTCCTGTGCCGTATCGAGCTTTGCGTGTACAACAGAGCTTTCACCTGTGAACCTTGCCGTAAACTGCGGCAATTTCTGTGCCGGTTCGTATACCTTCTCACAGTCGGCTATGGCTTTTTGTATCGTTATTGCACCGTAGGTACTGCCCGACTGCCGTCTGTCCCATTTCTCACGCATAAGCCCCGACTGTCTGTATATACAGTCCATCATATCCGCATCACACCTGCACCAGAACGCAAGCATATTGCAAAGCGCCATATCAGCCTCAGACTGTGACACATATCCTGAATAATCGCCCTGCATAAGTGCATTGAAGCGTGGTGCGTTCTTTGCTTTTCCGGCGAGGGTTATAATATCATTTGCGGTTGCCGGAAGTGCCGGCACATAAGCACGGGGTACAGCGGAAGGCTCACGCCCTCCGCCTATGTACTTTTCGTGCAACGCCTTAATAGCCTCTGTGCATTCGTTTATATCCATATATTCGGCGCACGGATTGCCCGTCATAACGAAAAATCTGCCTGTTTCGTACATTTCGACATTGCCTCGTCTGCGCCCCTGCTTCGGCAGGTTTCCTTTGCAGATTATGTGAATGCCTTTGCCGGACTGCGACAGCTCGGTATATGACTGGAGAGTTGTTATAAATTCGGTGATAATGTTGTTTTCGCCGGTTTTGAATGCGGCTATCTCGTCACCCACTCCGTCAATGTCAACACCGAAATACTCGCAGTTTCCGAACATGAATCCGACGCCTGCGAAACCTGCCGAAGCCGCTACAGCCGTATTGAAATCCGACCATGTGGATGGATCATTGGAGTGGGCAAGTTCGCCCGTATGAGGATTGATCGGAAGTTTTTTTATCTTACCGCCTGCCTCATCGGGTACAGCCTGCCAGCACACCCAGTTTGAGAGCTTTTTAAGCTCATCGGGAATATATTCGTACATTATTTCCCACATCAGAACGGATAGTCACCGTCATCTTCCGTAACTGCTTCCGTTGCTGCGGTTGCCGCAAAGCTCTCATTTTTCGGCGCTGATACGGTATCGGCGGTCACGGCGGTCTTGAACTTATGCTTGCAGTCGTGGTGCTGTGTCGGTTCAAGATAGCTTACCTTTTCTCTTGTGGTGCCCTTATCGTCCGTTTCGTGCTTTACTACAGCTATCACACACTTGCCGACAAGATCGTCGCAGTATTCCGCAAGATCCTTGTATTCCTTGCCGTCAGTGAGCTTTGCGGCCTTGCCTACTGCCATAAGTCTGCCGAACGTATAACCGTTTACCGCAAGGTCTTCCTTTGTAGGCTCTTTAGCCTTCCATATCTGATAAAACAAGCAGGCGTTGCCGTATTTCTGCTCCGGAATATCATTCCTTATCGTCAGTCTGAAGCTCAGCGATGTACTGCCGCTCTTATATGTTTTCTCGTCTACGCTTGTGATTATCGTTTCATATCTGCCTTCGGGCTTGAGTGCACTCGTAGCTGCTGAATTGTTCTGTGAAAATGCCATATTATTTATCCTCCGTTATAAGTCTTATTGCGTCTTCTGTGCTTCTGCATATACCTGCAACAGCACCCGAACGGCGCATCTTTTCAATAAAATTCTTCTGTTCGGGGCGAACACGTCCCGTTTTTGTCTTTACCTCTATGAATATTGCCTTTCCGTCCGACTGCCTTACGCCGAACAGGTCTGAAAATCCGACCGGTACGCCCGTGTCGAAATATCTGCCGTCAAATGTTCTGCCCTTGCCGACGTTAATGCGGAATATCACACAGCCGTTCTCGGACAGCGCACGTCTGACAGCATTCTGGATACTGTGTTCTTCTGTCAATAGATAAAACCTCTCTTTCTTGCTTCGTAAAACGCCCAGCCCCTCTGATACCCTTTCTTCTTTGCGTATGCAAGCAGATCGGAATAGGACGAACAATCATCGGGACTGCTGAAATCCAGCCTGAAGCCCTCGATATGAATAAGCTTGGTGCTTTCGCTTGTTTCTATCTCACGGCTCTTTACCGGGAAAACATATCCGCAGTGAGGGCAGATACAGGGCTGACCGGGCGGCGGCGCTCCGAATGTATAGTAACATTCGGGACACTGTTTCACCTTTTCGGCATTCTCCGCAGCTTCTTTCTTTATGTTGCGCTTGCGCTTTTCAAGTGACCACAGGCGGTCATCATCGGGCATTCCGAAGCGTGCGTAATTGCCGACATGATCAAGAATTATCGCACGCTTGCCCGGTCGATAGCGCATACATCTCATTGACTGCTGAATGTACAGCGTAAGAGATTGAGTGGGACGGAGCAATATCGCACATTCGCAGTCGGGAACGTCAAAGCCCTCCGATATTAAATCGACATTGCAAAGTATCGTTATCCGTCCTGCTCTGAAATCCGAAATAATACGATTACGCTCTGCATCGGGAGTTGTACCGTCAATGTGTACGGCGTTTATGCCTGCTTCTCGGAACGCTTCGGCGGTAGCAAGCGAGTGCTTAACGCTTGAGCAGTAGCAGACGGCTTTCTTACCGTCTGCAAGCTGTCTGTAGTATCCGATAACATCACCGAATACAGCCTTTTTGATCATCGCCTTTTCAACGTCCGCCGTAACAAACTCGCCCATTTTGATATGAAGCCCTGATAAGTCGGCTACGGACGGTGCATAGTAGTCATACGGTGCAAGACAGTTGTGATCAATAAGCCATTTGGTAGACGGCCCGATTATCAGCTTGTCGTTGACATCACCCAGACCGTCACCGTTCAGGCGGACAGGCGTTGCCGTTACCCCCACACGAAGCACATCGGGGAAAGCGTCATAGATTTTCTTGTACGACAGCGCAAGGCTGTGGTGATTTTCGTCTGTAATGATAAGCGCAGGCTTTGACAGTTTTTTTATCCGCCGTGCTGCCGTCTGCACCATCATCACGTCACAGTAGTTCATATCAACGCCCCAGCGTATGAACGTCCTTATTATCTGCTGAACAAGCTCCTGCCTGTGTACAAGAAACAATACCTTTTTCCCGTTGAATGTAGTCCGCCGTGCTATCTCTGCTACTATCACCGACTTACCGCCGCCGCACCCGAGAACAATGCAGGGAGCGTGATAACCCTCACGCCACGCCTGCCTTGTCTGCTCGACAAGCTCACTCTGATACGGTCTTAGCGGCATTCTGCTTTTCGACCTCCTTCTTTGCACACGCTATGCACAGCTTTCTGCCGAATTTTGCAACCGAACTTTCAACCATTTCCGCTACCGTATGCTTAGGTGTCGGCATAATGACAGCGCCGCATTCTTCACATCTGTCGGGCTCTGCACCCTCGCTTAGCCATGCGCCGAGCTGAGCACCTAAATCTTCGGTGATAACACCCGACCACTTATCGAGGAATGTTGTGTCTTTTGAAAGACTTGCGATATGCTCACGGTTTATCTGAAATGCTATGTCAAATTCATACTCGGTGTTATCACGCTGCACCGGCGCAAGTCCTATCTTGACGGGAACGGTCTTGCCTCTGTCGTTGATTTCCATAGCATAGCCCATCTTGGTACGCAGTGTAATGATTGTGTGGCAGTTGACCGACAGTATGGTATTGACAAGATTGTTCTGTATCTTTCCTGCCTCGTCCCATGCGGTATAATCGTTCTTTCCCTGACGCTGTGCTATCTGTGATTTGATGTCAAGCACTCCGCCCTCGTTATCCCATGCGTGTGAAAAGCTGTCCACTATTATTACGCCGTCCTCCCCGACCGCCTCAGCCGCCTGTCTGACGTACTCTATGTACTTTTCGGGCGAATACGGCGGTGTAAGCGGGGCATAGAGAAATTCTCCCGTGCCGAGATCGTGACGATCGGCATAGAATCTGCCACGCTCGTGTTCTGTATCTATAAGGGCAACCTTGCCCCAGTTGCCCGTTATGCCCTTTGCGAGATAGAGCGACGAAAGCGTTTTACCGCTTCCCGACGGTCCCATGACCGCAATTCTCGCCTTTGATTTCTTTCTTGTTACGGGTGTAAATATATTGCTCATAGCTACCTCACTTTATCGTTATATACGGCTTTTTCTCAAGATGTACGGCAGGGAGCTTTTCTCCGCTGTCGAGCAGCTTCTTGACCTCTGACTTGCATATGGTCGGTTTGCTGTACTTTATCAGCGATTCGTTGAATGTTTCGGCATAGTCAATAAACTGCCGCTCATCGTCAATAACCACACTGTCACGTCCCTCTGAGAACGTTATTTTTGCTCTCGGCATATCGACCTTTTTCAGCCTCATTGCCTGCATATCCTGTAACAGACGCTTTTTCAGAAACTCTGCCTTTTTGCGCTTTGTCTTTGCTCTTGCCGTCTGTTCCTTAGCTTCAAGCTCGTGGTTGTCTGCCTCACGCTCAAGGGATTTTATGAAGCAGGCGATGTTTTCGGCCTTTTCACTGAACTCACCCTCGATGCCTTCGAGAGTGTCAAACCACATCGTCAGCATATCGGCCTTGTATGCTTCAAGGTCAGCGATGACCTCGCCGTCATCGTCTATATACTCACCGTCCGCATTGGTATCCGGTTCATAGTCATTTATAGCGTCAAACGCATCGAAAAGTTCGGCAAACCTGCCGGTTATATCATATAATGTACTGCTCATACGATTTCCTCCGTCATTTTCTCAAAAAACTGCTTTGCTTTTGTCACGAATAATTCGTGATTACTGTCTGTGGAATTATTGCCGATAAACTCGCATAACCGCTTTGCCGCATCAATAGCTGTTGCAAGGTACGCTTTAAACGTTTCCTTGCTGTCGGGTACTGTCACCGTAAGTTCCGACTGCTCACGCTTAGCGGCTTCAAGCTGACTGCGGAGTTCTTCAAGTTTCTTTTCGTTCTCGGCTTTAAGGCTGTTCATCTGCTCCGTATGCTCACGGTTCAGGCGGATAGTATCCTGTAATGCGTCTTCCTGCACCTTGTCAAGCTGCTGTTCATAAGTCTTGCAGATATTATCAAACGCTGTCTTGTCCATAACGCCGTCCTTAACCGGCTCGACAGCAACTTCAACAGGGCGGTTTTCAAGCTCCTTTATCTCGGCTTCGAGCGCCGCTATCTGCTGTGACAATGCGTTCTTGGCTTTTTCAAGTGATTTCGCCTGCTGTGCGGCGGCGGATGCTTCAGCTTCTGCGGCCGACTTATCGGCTACCGCCTTATCCTTTTCCGCTCTTATCTGCCGTATCTGCTGTTCAAGCTCACGGACGGAGGTGTTTTCAAGGTCGGTGTTCTCGGTTATTTCTGTACGTTCTTCTTCAGAAAGGGAAGATAAAAGATAGAGTTTCTTAACTCCTATTTGTCTCCCCGAGGAGACAAATTCAGCAGGAAGGCTCTCCACAATTTTTATGTATTTGTAGACGTTCTGCCTATTTATCTGAGTTTCTTTTTCGCAGTAATCCTCAAAAGTGTTATACCCCAGCTCTTTATAGAGCTTGCTGTCCCTCATCTCTTTAAAGCCCTTGCACATCTCGTACAAGCTCTGTTGTGCTACCTGTGCCGCCGCTTTAATATGGTAGTTAAGATTTACTGCCTTGACATAATCGTCTGTTACCGCCTTTTCTGTATCCGCAGGCGGTGTGCGAAGTCCGGGAATTATCATGCTGTTTTCCTCCTTTTATCGCTGAAAATCTTTTCAAGATGTGTCTTGTAATCTTTAATCAGTGCATCTACGTCCTCGCCCGGTGCTATGTTTCGTTTTCCTCTGACCTGTACGATTTTTCCGTCCGCTGAGACTTCCATTGTATAGTACGGCTTGTCCGGCTCGGATTTTTTACGGATGAACATTATACTCAGAGCGCCTTTTGCGTGCCTTTCGGCATATCCGCCGACGCAATGGCTTAAAGCTTTACCTTCGTAAGCTATATCCGACAGCTGCTTTGGCTGTACTATCATCAGATTACCGTCAGAAAACTCAAGCTGTTTGCGTTCCTCGATATGTTTCGCAAACTCCGCTCTTACCGCTTTATTGTGCTGATACTTGATAGTTACCGACAGCCTTTCGTGCATTGCCTCAAAATTATGCGGAAAGCATATCGCAGTATCTTTAGTGTTGTATTTCAGCCGCTTGCACTGGTCAAGATAATCGCTGTAATCTCTTGTAAATATGCCGTTTTCTTCGATATACCTTGTTATTCTTTGCGGCGTTGCGCCGGTTGCGTCTAAAAAGCGTTTCAGCGTTCCGTATTCATAGTCAAAGACTTTAGATATAAGTATCAGGTCTTCCGGTGTCACTTTTGGAAAATGCTCCTTATTTATCCTGTAAGCGCCGTATAAGTGTTCCTGCCCTTTGAGAGCTTTGAACTCGGATTTTGTAAGGCCGAGCATTTCAAGAAGATTATTACTTTTCCAGTTAATATAACTTGGCAATGTAAGTTTTGCCGTATTGCCCCAAAAGCCTGTATAATTTTTTTGAATCAGGTCATAACCTTGCTTCAGCAAATATTCGAGATTCGGATGCTTACAGTACAGGTCCAGATAGCACATCAGCAGATCTCCCGCATACTTATCGTACTGACTGTATCGCATATCCGACCGGCTTATCGCCTTTTCGTTGATGATTTTATACGAGTTGTTGAAGCTATACCCGTATGAAGCTGAGCAGAAGACCGGCTCACGAAACTCTGAGCGAATGTCCCACCGCTTACCGTCTTCGCTACCGTATCTTACTGCTCCGTCTTTTGCAAACACATAGCGCTGTCGCTCGACGATATAACCGTTAGAATATCTGTGATACCCTCTTGCGAACAATTCCGCACCACGTGTCAGAAATATTATGTAGTTTGCCGCTCCCTTGCCTTCCATTTTGCTCATCTGATCTGCTGTAGCGGCCGGAAAGCTGTGCATAAGAAGTTCCTTACGTTCTTTTTTCATATTACCGCACCTCAGAAGTCGAGCAGGCTGTCAAGGTCAAGCTGTAGCTTGCCGCTGTCTGCTGCTGTGGAAGTTTTGCTGTTGCTGAATCCGCCGTCACCGAGATCAAGCGTCATAGTGCATTTTATATCCGCACCGGGAAAGTAAAACGCTACAGCACGCTTGTAACAATCGAGATCGGATATGTGTTCCTTAGCTCCTGCAACGCTTGCCTTTAGGCAGTCGGCAAAAGACTTGTCCGACTGCTCTATAGCCTGTGCAAATTCGCTGTTCTGCTTTGCAAAAATGCAGATTTCGTCAAGCACATAGGGCTTAACAACGTTTTCGTATTTGCCGAGCTTTGCGTCTGTCAGCTCAGCTGTAAGTTTTTCTTTGATACTCATATTGACTTTTTCTCCTGCCAGTGTTATACTGGTCTTGCATAAATATTTGTTTTGCTCCCTTACGGGAGCTCTTTTTTTTACTCTTCTTCGATGTTCTCAACATCATATCCGCACTCCGGACAACACGGTAATGTTTCCCACGCAGGTGCGCCGTGACATTCTCCTCGATACTCGGTGTAATGTCCGAGTTCCGAGGACGAGCCTGTCCAGTCGCAACGCTCGCATTTATACATCGTCTTCGTCCTCCTCGCCTTCACAGTCTGTTACATTGATATTGTTTACAACGCCGGCAAGTGCCTGAACAATTGCCATTACCTCTTTATAGGAAGTAACCGTTGTGCTAACTTTAAACTTCATTTTTTCTTACCTCTCTTTTTCTTAAGTTCCGCCACCTGCCTTGCCCGGCGGTAGTTTTGCTGTTGCTCAATTGTGGCTCTCGCCTTCCAGGCAACATACTCGCCATACGTCATGCCGTGATAGGTGGCTTCTTTGGCGATTTGCTCAAGATCTGTCATCATGTCCACCTCCTATCATATCCCTATACCATACCTTCATCAGCCATCCCAGCCCGTACCAGACCGCAACAGCGACTATTGCTACGGGTAACATCTCGCCGCCGATAGCCTTGTATCCTCTCTGGGCATACGCCAGCACCGACATCTGTATGTACATCATTACTGCCGCAGAGGCTGTTACCCACGCTCTCAGGAGCTGGGCGATTATGTAGGCGATAATCTTAGATATTTTCATTTTTACCTCCTTATTAAAGTAACCTTCCTTCGTACCACGCTATAAATCGCAATGGATGAATCTCATACTTGTATTTACCGCCTGCACAATGCCGTGCAATACCAAAATGATAATCACCCGAGCGAAGCATATCATCAACCGTCTGTGTTGATACGTCAAGCAAATCGGCTACTATCTCCTTTGGCACTTTCTTATGCCGGAGAATAGCAGGCTTGTACTTTTCTTCCCACTCTCTTTCAATGTTGGCTTCCATGCTCTCACCTCCTGTTTGTTGCAAAACCTTTCCGCTTGTGATACAATGAAAACAAAAATAGAAAGGTGCGATAATCATTGTACATCTCCCGTGATGAATATAAGCTCTTGAAACAATTTTACAAAAGCGACGGTTTTGCCATTAAAAATGACATATCCGACATTCTTTTGGAAAAAGGTTTTCTACAGCATAAGCAAATCAAAATTATGCGTGACGGTAGTCGCCAGTGTTCAGCTGAGCTTGTTATTACCAACAGCGGCACAATTGCTTGTGAAGACTATGCAGATTTCAAGACTTCAAATTTTCGCTCTTGGGCAGCTATTTTCATTTCAATTTTATCGTTGCTCATATCTTTGGTTTCTTTATACGGTTCTGTATTTTAATTTTACATACAGAACAAGTACGGCAACGACAAGAGACACAATAGAAACTGCCAATGATACTTTACTTGTAAAATCGGGGTCAAGCATTTTGTCCTCGATTTTTTCTTTTATATGCCTCAGATTCATATTCTCACCTCCTCCGGTTGTTACTCGTGTTTCTTTTAGGGGCTCATATTTCGTCATCGCCGAGTAATACCTCGTTGAGCATATCCGTAAACTTGTCCGTCCAGAAATCCACATGAATATTCAGCATACCGCCGTTCGGAAAGTCTGCCATATATCTGATTTCTCCTCGGTTGAGCTTGCGTATTCTGATTTCTGCGCCAAGCTCCGACGCACCAGTGAGTAAATTTTTAACGAACTGACGCTCCGCTTCCTGCTCTTCTGTAAGTTTTCTGCTTACTCTCATTTGTTTTTCCTCCTTCTGTTGTTGCGTTTTGCAACTCAATGAGCAAAAAAATATGTTCCAAATTCTCCTGCACTAATGCCGAGTAACATGGAAAATTTCTCTGCTTCTTCCAAATCAAACGGTCTGACATTGTTAATCTTTTGATTTGCCGTAGCCTGCGCTATATTAAGGCATTTAGCAACATCGCTTTGTGTAATTTCAAGTTCACGCATTCTACCTTTTAACTTATTTGTATTTACCATTTTCTCACCTCCGTCCTGTTGCGTTTTGCAACTTTTCTTGTGATAATATTACCACAACTTTCTGCTTTTGTCAATAGCGTTTTACAACTTTTTTTCACAATTTCAAATAATACTATTGCATTATGCAATTTATCGTGCTATAATCAAAGTGAAAATGAGGTGATAAAATGGACGAAAATATAAGGATTGGTAAAAGAATTAAAGCAGCACGAGAAAGGAATAATTTAACACAAGAAGAGTTAGGAAAAAAACTCGGCTTAAATAAATCCTCTATTCAGCGTTATGAAACGGGCAAAATTCAAAAAATCAAATTGCCTATATTGGAAAATATCGCTTTTATACTTGGCGTAAATCCAAGTTGGCTTGCACTTAAAACAGATGATCCGACATATTACGGCGAAAATACCGATGCACCGGGTTCTCTTATTGATGATACATTACCCACCCCCGAAATCACCGACAGTCAGCTTAAATTTGCCCTATTCGGCGATGCTGAGATAGATGATGATGTACTTGACGATGTAAAAAGGCTTGCCAAGCTACATGCGGAGATGAGAAAGCAGGAGAAGAACGAGAAAAAATAATGTTTCACCGGTGAAACAAATTGGAGAAAATGTGACATCGATGTCACAAAAGAAAGTTTGCCGCTAAGGTCGTAAAACGCTACCCTATATTCAGAAAACGTTCACTCGAGTGAACAAATCGGAGAAAATGTAAACTCGAGTTTACAAAACGGACTGGGGAAAATTCCCCAGTCCGAATATTTCGGTCGCCCTCTTCACGAGGGCGTGGATTGAAATAATCAATCTATTTCTAATTCTTCATCATCTTCAGTCGCCCTCTTCACGAGGGCGTGGATTGAAATGGTCACGGCTGACAGCTACTACAACAAAGAGAAAGTCGGGCTCTTAATCTACATGATGCTTGCTCACCACGGTACACAGGAATGGTGTACAGTATCTTGTCTGGCGATTTCCGAAGTATTTCTTTGCACTACATTGACAATTTCGATGCGAAAATGTATATGTGTGAAGAGAATTACGAGAAGTTAGAGCTAAGGAAAATCACGGAAAAGAAGCCTTTTGGCCTTGATAACCGTATTTATAAGCCCAATTACGAAAATAACCTTGAACCCATTGGATTCAAGGTTAAAGCGGAAGTTCTGATTTGAACTTCCGCTTTTGGTTTTATATTAAGTTAATCTCTGTCAGTCGGTCATACGATAACGCTTCCCAATGTGCGAGCGTATTTCTCGCATCACGCATTTTTTTCAGCATTTCAAACTCCGGTAAGTCGATGATTTTTTGTGAACGGCAGATAAAGTACAGTTGTCCGATCTCCAAGTCAGTAGCCTTGTCAACAACATCATTGTTTGAGCTTTTGATTGGAAGAAAGCGTGAGATCTTGCTTTCGTACTTCCTGATGAGGTCAGCTCGGAAATTTTCAATCTTTGGAAATACAAGTTTTATCTGAGCTTCCCATACAGCCATTCTCACTCGTTCTTTAAGATTAGTGACCTTTACCTCGTTTTCTTCAAAGACCTTTGCTGAAACATTGTAAGGATTCTGTATCAGGTTTGTTCTTCTCGATGCGAGCATTGCTGCAAGCTCCACGTTGTTGTGTGCTATGTTGCTTGCGACTTCACATAAGTACATCTTTTCAGCTCTGCTGCATTTAAGGTCAGAAACCAATGTAAGACAAAGCATCATGCAGTCGTAGTCAGTTACATAATCGTTATACCTGAAAGTTGTCAGATGTTTTGAGCCCGGTACATTCATACCATCTAAGATAATAATGAACACACCATGTTCATGTACATCTTCACAGTTTTCAAGGTACTCGACAACAGAAGATGCCCATTTGGAAGCATCGTCCGGCTTTATGTCCGTAAGACAAACATAACGTTTGTTCAGCGGAGTTACCTTGTTCTGCGCAAGAAACTTTTCAGGACTGCCGTGTGTTGTTGGCCAATACTTCTTTTGCTCCTCTTTACTACAATAGCGTTTCATAAGATAAGACCCGGGATCATCTGCCTTTGAAACATCAAGTACATCAAATGTCCTGTTGTCATTGGCATCTGCGAGCTTTTGCTCAAGAGTTTCCGTCATAATATCCAGCCACGGAATATCTGTATCAAATAGGAGCAGTACGGACTTGTCATCAGCCAGCGTGTCTTTCAGATCATCAAGAAATCTTGCGGAGTTGACAAGCCTGCGCCACCAGAGTTCACCTGTCATACTGTTACAGCCTCCTCAAAGTATTCGCTGATGCTCTTTTCTACCTGTTCCTGATTGCCGAGATACTTGCGGAAACCGTCCGTTGCAAAGCGGTAATTTCCTTCCATAACCGTGATAACATTCAGATCACACATTTCATTAAGTATTTCAGACAGCTGTTCAGGTTTCAGAATAGTAACACGGTTGATGCGGTATTCCTCAGCAATTCTCAGCAGATCGGCTTCGGTGTAGCCTTTATCGTTCGGCTCTGCATAGTACAGATATGCTATGATAAGTGCTATGATATGGTAGTTGCTGTGTCCTTCTTCCTCTGTGAATAACGTAGCTTCAAATTTCTGATCTACAAGCTCGGTGAAAGCCTTGTCTGAAAGAACCTTCTTGTAGTGGCTCTCCGTTACTTCATATGTCGGAGTGGAGGATTCGTTATATCCTGCGTAATCTTCGTTCTTCATAGCTTCCAGGAGCTTCTGGCAATAGAACTGTATCAGACCGGGATAATTGTATGTAGAAGCAAGAATGCTGTCAATGATCTTCTGATTGAATTTGAAACCGAGATAAGCAAGTATGCTGGTCAGGAGCTTTGTGGCTTCTTCACGGCGGAACTGCTTTATAGTGATCGGTGTCAGGTGTATCAGATTTGAATTCATGTGCATTGACTTTCTGTTATAACGGCTGAGATTATGCAGACCTGCCATAACCAGCTTGAATCTGTCGGAAGGCAGATTTTTCAGTGCTGTGATCGGCTGATCTTCTGTTTCACCGCTTGTTGCGATAAAGGTGTCGGCTTCGTCCAACATAAGGAGCAGGTAGTTGATACGCTTTTTAGGATCATCGCTCATCAAGCGTCTTTGGATATGTCCTGCAAGTTCGTTCCAGGTTTCACACTTGCAGTCTGCGTCAAGAATATCTTCAAGTATCAGTTTATCGCAGACCACTTTGAGAGCATCTGCCGCTGTCATATCCTTGATCTCGATCCAAACGGCTCTGTCTCCGTTAGCGTTTCTGTCAATGTTCTTTCTTGCCATTTTCAGCAGAGCGCTCTTTCCGAGCTGTCTGCCGCCGTATACGAGGTTTGCACCATCGGGAGATTCGATAGAGGTGAGTTCGGTCTCTCTGCCAGTGAACAGCTCAGGTGGCATATCCTGTCTTGATGCTTCTACAAACGGCTGATAGTAAGCAAACGGCAGTGTGACGGCGAGAAGTCTTCTCAGAACAGTATTCTCGGCATAATGCTTTGCCAGATAGAAAAGAATAACACGGTCAATAACAATGAATGTTTTGGAGAACGACTTTTCTTCTTTTATCTTTCTTGCAAGCCTTCTGCGTTCCTCGATGTTCAGTGCGAAGTCCAACAGAACAAGAGTGTGCTTAGCCGTTGAATTTGCCGATCTGAACTTGTCCATAAGTGCATCGCAGTTGTATGTTCCATAAAGGCAAAGCACACGGAAGCCCTCAGTTTCGCTCTTTGAGCCAAAGGCAGGAATGTGATGGACATAGTTTACCTTGCCGATCTGCTTTCGGCAGAATACATGATATGCTTCAAAATCTATGCTTTCATCGGGATCAATAGAAACGGGCTTGAATCCCAGCTTAGTCAGGAGGTTTGACAGCAGTTCCGTATTTGCCGGGCCTCCTCTCGGGATCCAGTTTTTGAGCAGATTTGCACCGCCCTTAGTCTCTTTACGGGCGTTGTTTGTCAGAACTTGCAGAGCCTTTTCAAGATCCTTTTTGCCCGAATACTCATAAATAGTATCAGCTATGTCACGGCCTGCACCGCGCACAGCACGGGAGTTGGTGGCATATTCGTCTATAAATTCCTTAAAATAGCCGAAAGGCTCGTCTGAGTAGTCAGATATAGCGTTTACATCACCACGAAGGATACAGCCCATGATGAATTCAGCCGATGAGAAATTCTGATCGTTTATCTTCGCTTCTATCATTTCCTTGCTGAATACACCAAAGTTGTAGTTAGGATTGCTTGCAATATCATCAAGCTGGCGCATAAGCTGTTCGCCCTTCTTTTCGGCCTTGACGGATATATCATGCCTCAGCACTTCAAGAAGTCTGACATAGAAGCCGTAATCTCCTGTTATCTTGCTGATACGGTACCAGTCATCGGCTATTGACCAAATCTTATCCTTTTCACCGTTGATATTGGAGATTGTACCATAGCTTTCACAAAGTTCAAGCTCAGCATAGAAGTCCTGGCTCTTGGTCTCAAAGCGTTGTCTTGCCTGCTTGAGACAATCGTTGTACTGTGCCAGATCCTTATGCTCGGTGATCTCCTTAATGTCCATATCATCTCCGTAAGCTTTGATAAGACGTGCAGTACGGAAATTATGCTTGGATTCATCGTTGCTGAGTATTTCTGTGAAACGCTCATGGAGTTCAGGGTGAGACTTTGAAGCGTGTCTTTCAATTCGTGAAAGTATGTTGAATCCGGGGACACCGCAGAATGTAGACTGCATTTCCGGGAGATAGCTGTCATTCAGCAGTACGTCTTCACCTTTGAGGAAGTCGATGAAGAAATAGCGCCTTGACTTATTGTTGTATGTACCGTTCATCTTAGCCAGTATTTCCTCAGCGGCTCTGCGTATGCTTTCTGTACCCCAATCAAAACCGTTATTCAATATAGAATTGCAGGAAGCGATTATGTCATTCAGCTCGCTGATCACTTTTGGTGCAAGTTTATCATAGTGAGAAGAAACATAATTATTATCATTACTGCTCGAATGTTCAGCAACAGAAAGCCAGTCACAGATACATGACAGTATGCGGCGTATTGTGATAACAACGTTGTTGCGCTTGCTACCCTTGATCTTGTCATGAGGCCTTGAAATGTGTCTGCCTTCATCAAGGATAACGTCCCTTGCCTTATCCCAATATCCGTCGATGAATTTATCCATTTTTTTAATGTCAATGTTATCAATCAATGCTGTTTTTCCTGAACGGATAAACAAATCAGTGATCGCTTTTTTTGCATACTGATACTTATTAATATCATTTTCGGCAACGATATTCAGGCAGGTCCTGAGTTCACTGTCATCGTTAGAGAACATAAATTCACGAAGTCTGCGGACTTGTCCCTGACTTTCAAATACATCGTTGCGCATATCTACGGATTCACAGCAAGCCTGTGCTTCTGCAATAATAGATTCAAGTACATGAGCGCTGGTTTTATAGCCAGCAAATGAATCCATACCATAGCCGGTGTTTTCACGAAAAGATACAAGATCATTTATCAGCGGAAGCAGTGCAGGATACTGTTCCAGACCATAGTCCTCTATAACAACTGCAAAGTCACCGATGCTATAGTCGGGAATAGACGGTGTGTTGAAAAGCGCATACAGAGCAGAAGCTGCAAACATGGAATGTGCCGTATACGGTAAATACTTCTGCACTTCTTCATAAACAGCTAGTATCTCTGTGCTGAGATACTCCGTATCCATGAGTGGACTGTTAAAAGCGTAAGCAGCTGCTGTATCTATCGCCTTGATTGTCTGTCCGACATAGACAGTCTCACCGTTTTCATCTGTTCTTGTTTTCTTAGATGATGCAGAAACTTCCGATGCACCGTTAAGATAAGCGAGGAGACAGTAAAGGTGGTCTGCGTCAAAGCTGAAAGCCGTTGAGATAACTGTCGTATCGTCCAGATCGAGTACATCGAAACCGTCAGCATCTTTATATTCCTCATAAGCTGTCTGGAGCGATTCCTCCGGCTCAGAAACAGCTTCGTTTATCATATCATCTTCATCGTCAAAGCTGTCTTCGTCGGTTTCATCGTTGTTTTCGGCAGCAGATTCAGCTTTCTTGGCTTCAAGTTTCTTCACCAAAGCCTGTCTGCGTTCACTTTCGGCACACAGACCGGCATATTTTTCTGCATTTTCATAATCTTCTGCTTCAAAATACAGTTCGGCAAGTTCGGTATATGCAAGAGTGTCTCTCTGAGCATAACGCTCTTTAATTTTATTGCGTTTTACAATATCAAGCCAGTCAAGCATTTCGCTGATAGCTGAACGGTAGTTTTTCATAAGCCTGTAGCAGCGTTCTTTTCCTATGGTATAATGAAGTATACGTCCCAATTCACTCGGAGCGCATAACTCCATAAGTTCATTCAGAACACGGAGAGCATTTTCGTAATCCTGGATCTTAGAGTAGAACTGCTGCAGGGCTTCAAGAGTTTTGGGATTCTTTGAAGTACGGTTTGAATATTTTTCAACAAACGCACGAAGCTCCTCTAAGTAGCCGAGTTCCTCGTTCTCGTTGCTGAGAGCAAGGTAGCACATAATGACCTGAGCAAAGGCGACTTCCCACTCTTCATCATCCATGTGCTGTTTATAGATCTCCATAGCGCCTGTGAAGTCTTTGTTTGTAAACAAATAATTAGCAGAAGCTATTGTGATTCCGTTTAAGTTTATGGGTTTAGAAACAACAGGCTCGGACTTTGGCTTAGAAGGTTCTATGCCTCGCCTCATAACGGAAACAACATATTTATTTGCCATTTTAGAAAGTGTAAATTTTACGTTGATAGGCTCAAACTGTTTTGAGAATATTTTCTTGACCTGATTTTGAAGCGATGCATCTTTGATGTCCTTAACCGCAAAAGGATATTCTCTGCCGTCATCGTCTTTGACTGTACCTTTCCATTCAAAATAGTTATAAGTAACTATCTTTCCTTTATGTTCTTTAGTAATGTCAGGCTCAGTGTCAGACACAGAGGACTTAATTTCAGCTGATTCTTCCTTTTCATCAACAGGAACTTTTGAAAGAAAATCAGTTATTTTATTTTCAATCTCATCAGAAGGATAAAACTGTCGGAGTCTTTCAGAAAGTATCTTGGCATCAGACAGCTCTGTATTGTACTTCACATAGTCCTTACCCAATACTTTAAGGACTTCTAAAAGATTTTCTTTTATTTCTTCTGATGATGTGTGTTTCAGAACATAATCTATTCCTGAAATATCCTTTGAAATAACTGATGCTTTCCTCAGCACTTCTGATGCTTCAGCAATTTCTTCCGGCGATCCTGATAACAGATAAACTGCAGAGAAGGCCGCTGCCAGCTGATACAATCCGTTGTACTTTTCAGAGCCCTGATAAGCGGCACAGTATGCGTAACGGTAGTTTCCTGCATAGAAGAATGACTCCGAAGCCGCACTGTATTCATTATGGGAAAGCTGAATGTGTGCGAGCATAAAGTTTACTCTGGAATTGAAATCCCACTCGTTATCCTCAATAATATCCCATATAAGATTTATTGCTTCATCGTACTTTGTTTCATCGTGGCTCTGCAAATAGCTTTGAAATTTATTATAAGGCTGTTCAAAGGCCTTCTTTTCATGTGGTTCCATTGCTTTGTAAGCCCGTGAAACTGATTCTTTATCACCCTTCAGCTGTTTTATTTCTATGGTCAAAGGCTTTACTTCTGTTGTTAAAGGTTTTGGCTCAGCTGCAGGCTCGGTTACTTTTACTGGGGCAGAAACAGAAACAGCAACTGTGTTATCTGCAAGAGATGGTTCTTGCATAACGATTGTATGCTGGCCGTACTTGTCAAGAGTAACATGGTTTACACTTTGTGCAAGCACATGGTTTACATGTTATCA